AATCTCTCGTTGCCATTCTTCCAAATATGGCGCTTTCTTTTCTAAGAAATATAGCAAATTTTCTTCAGGTTCCATATTTTCAAAATTTGCAAACTTACTTTCATGTTCGTCTGTTTTAGGATCAGATTGTTTTTTGGGTACTGTAGAACTTATAACATCATCATAATTTTTAGCGTTGAACATCATGGATTCAAGCTTTTTTTCATGTTCATTAAGCTTAATGGAACTTCTACTTCTTTTGTACTTATCAACACCATACAATTCTAAAGCATGACAAGCATCTAAAAATTGTTCGACTTCTTCCGCGCCATATTTTTCTTCGCAATATGTTACATATTTCTTTGCAAAAAGCAAATAATCTACAATAGATGATGCGTCTGTCCATTCTTGGAAAAGATAATTATTCTTGAAAAAGTAATTATGACCAAATCCAGCATGTGCAATAACAAGCGCCATCATCATGATACTATTTTCATCCATAAGATATGAAATGCATGGGTTAGTATTCGACACTATTTCATAAGCCAAATTCATATGACCTTTGTCGTATGCAGTTTGATTTTGAACAAAAGATTTACCGAAACGCCAATGATTATACATAACAGGCATGGCATGCGTGCTGTAAGCATCTAACATTTGTTGTGATGAAATGACTTCTAATTGATTGGGATACACATCTAATCCCAATTCATCTTTTGCAATGATTTCTATTTCATTGTAATATTGAGATAATAATTCGTATGTCCAATCACCTGTTGTTCTTAGTTTTTCTGTCATGATAATTTCTTCTCAAACAAGCTTCGGAATACATCATAGATATGTGAAGCATCTGTAATATGTCTTAATTGTAATTTTTCGGAAAGTTTTTTAGGGAAATCTTCTTTAATTTTTGTGAAAATTTTTATTAAATCGGAATCTTCATCCGTTGTGTTTGTATTTTTCACTCCAAACAATGCATATATAGGGTTCTCATGTCCATCTTTTCTATCAATATCTATATAAGCATAATATTGTGTTTTATTCAATAATTTTCTCATATTAGTAATCACGGCCTCATCATCATCGCGCCATGAATCTCCATCACTACAATGTGAAATGTATACATTATAATATGGTTTATTAAACCTTTCATTAATAATTGTATTAATCATGTCTAATCCCGAAGATACAATAGTGCCTCCACTTTCGGGAGAATAGAAGAAATTATCTTCATCAACCTCAAAGGCTTCATGATGATGTTTTACGAATACGATATCAACATGTTCATATTGTTTAGTCAGAAATAGATACAAAATCATGAAAAATCGTTTAGCCATTTCTTTATGCCATTCTGACATACTTCCGCTGACATCCATCAAACAGAACATGACTGCGCGAGTTACTGGAATAGGTACAATTTCAGTTTTTCTATATCTTAAATCCAAATCTTGAATAAATGGAATATTGTTTTTCTGCTTCAATAAATCATCAATTTTTAATTGAATAATGAGTTTATCTTCTTCGGATTCAGTTTCTTCTAATTGTTTATAATATTTTTCTAATTCTTCTTCAATAGAACCAAAAATCGAATATTTTCTCTTTAATGAGTTCTTCATTGTCCGCAATAAGTCTAATCGCGATGGTGGGCCATCTGCTGTAAATCCAGCAGGCTTAGTTTGAAAATCTTCTTCACTGATCAGTTGTTTTTTTATTAAATCGGGTAATTCCAGATCATCAAAAAATAATTGCAAAAATTCTTCATGAGATAATGTGAAGTAAAAATCATCATTCATAAGTTCGCCCGGACCCGAACCACTACTAGACGACTCTTCATTATCTTTTTCAATTTCATCACCAGCCACATAATTTTTGTTGCCAACATATACATGTTTACGAACATTATGTGGGGAATGAACAATTTGAGGTTCATCTAATGATTTATTAGAAACTCGTACACGTTTGTCCTTTCCATTGGAAATCGACTTAATATCAGCCTCATCAGTAATATATTTTTTGATAGACTTTTTAATGTTATTTTTTGCACGCTTTATAAATTTGTCACGATTAGGAGAGCTTTTATTCTTACTCTCCTTAGTTCTATCAATAATAATAGGCATCAATAGTTACCATTAGTTAGATTTGGAATAGTGAATATACCAATTAACAATAAGTTGAACCTGTTTATTAGTATATCCTCTTGAAAGCATTCTATTAACGAAATCTTGATGTTTTGTTTGATCATCAGATGACTTTTTAGTTCCAAAAGATATGATCGGCAAAATGTCTTCGGTTTGAGAGAACATGCGTTTTTCAATGACTCTACGCAGTTTTTCGTAAGAAGTCCAATCAATACTTTTTCCGCCATTTTCAGCTTTAACACGTAATGCAAAGTTTACGATTTCATTGCGGAAATCTTTAGGATTGGAAATGTTTGCAGCCTTCTCTATCTTCTCCAACTCTGAATTCAATGTATCTCGATTCATCATGGTTCCTGTATCAGGATCACGATAATCATTATTTTGAATCCAGAAATCGGCATATTTTATATAATTATCGAACAAATTTTGTCCGTAATCCTTATATGATTCTAAGTAAGCCTTTTGTAATTCTTCACCAACGAATTCTGCATATTTAGTTTTTAAATGTGCTTCAATAAAATTGATTAGACGTTCTTCTTTTTCTTTAGAGAAAGATTCATGCATAATCTGTTTCTCTAAGATATACATAAGATGGATTGGATTGGCTGCGATTTCATCAGTATCATAGTTAAAAGTTTTACTTAGAATTTTATATGCGAATCGTGTAGACAATCCATCCATGCCTTCTCTTACACCAGCTTGTTCCTTATATTCTTTATAAGTCTTAGCTCTTGGGTAAGTTTCTTTAATATACTCACCGTCATAAGATAACAGTTTTGGAAATAGTTCTGAATTTTCTGGTTCATATAATCTTGATAGAATAGAAAATTGTGCTAACATTTCTAATGTTTTAGGAGCAACTGGCGCATTACTTAATTCAGAATTGTTAAGGAGCTTCTTGTAAATTTCGACTTCTTCACTTACTCTTAAGCAATATGGAACATTAATTAAATTCACACGATCAAGAAACGCTTCATTAGCTTTGTTATTCTTGAATGTGTCAAATTCCTGCTCGTTGCTATTTCCTGTAACAATGACTTTACCATTGCGTCGAGCGATTAATGTATGATTGGGAGTTTCATAGCAAAACACCAAACCATCATAAGTAGTCTCATTTCGTGCATAATCGGTACGAGTTTCAGTCACACCAAGTCGAATAGACAAGAAATTTTGCGCTGTGTATCTACCTTTAGTGTGAGAAGTTAAATCAGCTTTATTGCCTGACAATACCGATAGATATTGTAACATATCAATATCTTCAATCTTGTTTGAAGATAGCTGATAATGTGTAATAACATCTTTCGAATCATATGATGTTCCAATTCCAATTGTTGTTGAACGTGATGTTGCAGTTCTCGTACCATCAGTATGAGAATATTCATCCAATACAATTTGTGCTTGTCTTGAAGATAATTCATGGAAATATTCTGGTAAAGATTTATCTAAATTGAAAGAGTTTTCAATAACAATATTTTTAGTATGAAGACCTCCAACAGTTACATAACTAGTATCTATTAATTGATAATCAATATGCATATCGTCAAGTAATCGAGTTAAACGCTCAATCTTTCGATCTTTGCCTAAATGCCAACGAATTTTGTTTCCTTGCAATGTGCCATCAGTTACAGTCCATACAATTAATCGTAACATTTCATCGGAAATATCATAATCGGGAATATTAGTAATTCCACTCACTGCGACTATTTTACCAGTTTCACCATATTCGTCCGCAGTTACACGATTCCAAGTATCATTAAATTGAGTATGATAAACCATTTTATGGTTAGGAGTTACCAAATGATCCATTGAATTAGATGAAAAATGAATCATCTTACCTGAATAATGTTGCTTATATTCATTCAATGGTTTTTGAAATTCAATAATATTTGTATCAGTATTCAATGTAGCTAATTCAGTATTGCTATCGATTTTATCATGAGTTAACCATCCTTGTTTTGTTAATAATTCGGTATCATCACTAAAACAATGACTCAAGATTACACCTTGGAATGGAATAGCTCCGAAACGTCTTGTACCATTGTAATTACGCTCTTGAGTAGCTGTTAATAATGGATTCAACATCTTCAACGGAGCTTTGAACATTTCAACGAACTCCATAATGCCTTGAGTAGCAATATTCAATGATCCAGTAAATCCATAAGCATCGGGATCATCTTCTCCATATTTTTGAAGTTTATTAATATTAACTGAACCTACAAGCACGGCAATATCTGAATTATTATCATCACCCGGTTCAGCTTTAGAGACAGCAATTTGATTGAGAATAGATGGATATATTTTAACTACAGAGAACTTTGATAAATCTCCATCAAATTCATTTAGACGTTTAATGGCCCATGGAGATGCAGTTACTTTCAAATATCGCTTAGGAATGTTATATTTTTCTTCTAATATATCTGCATATTTATCTTCGAAAAATAGTCCCAATGGAGATTCGAAAATGGGTGATAATTGATTATTAGCTTTAAGGACGTATATAGGTTCTTTTTCCATCAATTTTTTCAATTTTTCAGCCAAGCTAGATTTACCACCGCCAACAGGACCAAGAAGATAGAGAATTTGTTTAGATTCTTCAAGATTTTGCGCAGCATGTTTAAAATGATTTACAATGTTCTCTATTACATCTTCCATACCATAAAAATCTTTGAAAGCTGGATAAACTTTTATTTTACGATTAGAAAAAATGCGAGATAATCTAGAATCATTAGCAGTGTCTACTAGAATTGGTTCTCCAATAGCCTTTAACATACGTTCAGCAGCATTGGCATAATAATCTTTATTAGTTTTACATAACTCCAAATATTCTTCGATTGAATATTCTTCTTGTTTCTTTGATAAGAATGAATCTTTGAAATTATTTGCTAATGTTGACATAGTGATATATAGCCTCGTTAATATTTGAATACATTATTACTGTAATTCTTACAACTGTCAAGCTTTAAATTTATTTATACAATATATTTAAAGCAATGGTAAACTTTTCGTAATCGGGTCGATTTCTGATGAATATGCTGGACCTATTGCTAGAGTTGTGAAAGTAGGAACACCGTGAAACATAGTATCTCCTGCATCTTTTATTAAACAATTTATAAGACCAGCTTTTTCAGCACGTTTTTGTAAATCTAATAATTCTTGTTCAGAATTAACATAGACACATATTTTAGTAAATTTATCATTAAGCCATATGTCCAATGCACTGTCATTAGAATATGTCAATATCTTTTGTTTAAAGAATTTGTTGGGATTTCCTATATCTGATGATTTGGTTTTATTTTCCATTAAATTCAAAATAACACCTAAACTTGCATGACTTGTTTGAGCACACATTTTCCCTTTAGTCATGTTCAAATCTTTTCTAATGATAATTACTTGTTTTACCTTTCCTTTGTCAATTTTTTCATTCTTTTCAATTTTTTTAAATGAATCAAAAATAAAATTTGTTGTAATTTTTGGAAACATGTTCATGATGTGGTCAAAACATTTCATTACTTCATCATATCGTTTCATCATTTCGTCATAATGTTTCTTCATATAATTATACCCGTAATATCTTCAAATCGTTCTTTCCATAATAAGTTTTTCATGTTTATTATTTCTATTCCATGTTCTGATGCTATTGATATAGCTTGTCCTGTTCCACCTGTATTTCTAGTTCTAGATTTATGACTTTCACATCCATCTTGTGTATAACAAATTAAAAAAGATGATGGCGTTGAACAATCTAATCCAAGAACTTGATGAACATTTCTAGCATGTAGTTTCTTAACAGAGTCTTTTAAATTTTTCCAATTCGGATGATATTGTGATGCTATATCAAATGCTATATCAGATTGATAATAAAGCTTTGAGTCATTATGATTAAATCCTTTCCATGGAATGTATATTTCCTTATTATTATTTGTGCATCCTAATTCAAAACTCTCATCCGAACCTGATGCTGCTCCAGATCGTAATGTATACATTTCCTGTAGTATATGTGCAATATGTGTCATTTGATGTGCAACATCAATTGGAATAGTTCTTGAGCCGACTCCGGTATAATAAAGTTTCATATTAATTTAAAAAATTTCATTTTGAATTGAATGTTGACCATATCCATGTGCTAATGGTTTACCATTTTCATCCAAATTTACAAATACACATTCATCAATAGTTAAAATTTCTTGTAAAGTAGTTTTGTTTCGTAATGAACATGATATTGTTACTGATGTAGTTCCGAATTTTATTAAATTGGTTCCAATTTCAATAATATCTCCTAAATGTGCGGGTGCTTTAAAATTGATTGCACTCATAAACTTTGTAACAACATGCTTAGGATTATTTAAAACACATGATACGAATATTGCCATCTCTTCATCACACATTTCTAATGCTCGGCCACCAAATAGTGTTCCACTAGGATTCAAATCTTCGTGTTTGATTAATTTTCTAGTTCTATATTCCATTAGTGAAATTTTCCTTTTAGAATAAACGATGTACAAAATGTATCAACTTGATCCATTAATTTACCACAATCTTTACATGTTTGTTTATCGACATCATCCATTCTGATTAATCTATCTTCAATTTTATGATAATTTGAACATTTTTTGGTATTGCATTGAAAACTATAAATCATTTTTGAAAATCCTTTTTTATAATTTTACATCTCTTCCCTACAGAGCCAATAATTTCCGAAGTTATTGTAATTGATTTTCTCAATTTTTCTTCAGGAGAAAAATCTGAGTATTCAAAAGCTTTCATAGCTCCATAAGCTACTTCATATCCTGAACCACAAGTCCATATATTGTCTTTATATTCACCAACTTGAAAATCTCCTTCAATACAGAATATTTTTCCATTTCTGATCACTAAAAACGTTCCACCAACTGCATCACCCTTCGTTGTTTTCATTCCATAAGAATTATCATTATACACCTTAATCAGTTCTGGGATGAATAATTTAACCATATAGCCATGGTCAGTTAACTTTGGTTCATTCTTGGGCGGTTCGAAACAATATTTCAATATTTGTCCCATTCTATACGATGAAGTAAATCCAAATAACATGTCATGTTTTTCAAAAACTTTATCATCCTTTCTATCTACTTTCATATGAGAATTACTGGCTAAGTAGTCTCCTGCCATGTAACCTACACCATTTTTTACATGTGCTATAATACAAGTCATAATTTTTCCTTATGTTAAATTAATGTGGAATCATTTTCTATAATTATTACAGAATTCTTTACAATGCAAGTTAATTCATGTAAATCAAATTTGCACATGTTTGAATAATCCACTAATATTATTACTAAATTTCTATAACCGCGTAACCGATCCATTGTGATGTTATTATATGAATACGGTTTCCATAGATTGTGATTAATATTTTTCCCTCGTATAGTACATTTATATGATATTTCTTCTATAAATGTTTTAGAATGCCGTTGATTTTTTGAAATTATAATATATGTCATTTCTGGATTAAATCTTTTTAACAACAGTTCTTGTATAACTGTTGTACTTCCACAACATCTATTAGGTTTATTCAGAGTAATTATCAAATTTTCCATACTATTAATGGTATCATCATTAAAGATGAAGTCAAGTCTAAAACTTTTATCGATTATTTGGCTTGATTTTAAATTGCAAGTGATAAATAATAGTTACAATAACGGAATTCATAAATGAAAATTTTAGATATATTGAAAGAAGAAGTTAGTCCAATGATAGCTTATAGACAGTTATCACCTTTGCAAATTGGATTATTGAAAAAAATAGTTGATCATCGTTTTGACTATGACATTGCATCACAAGCATCACAAGATGCTGTTGATAGACTTGTAGACCTTGGATTAGTGAATGGTATGAGTCTAGAAGCTACAGAAACAGGTGAGGAAGCTCTGCGATTAGCTGTCAAGTATGGTAGTACAGAACGTAGACAATTAGATCAATCTAAGCGTCAAGAACTATCACGTTCAAGTATGTCAGATGATGATATTAATGAACCAGATTTCGATGTTGAGTTAGATTAAAAAATAATTCGTCAATTTGAAATAAAAAAGTCTGCATATGTAGACTTTTTTATTTCTTGGGTTTTATCAAATCATTCAAATATTCAAGACAAATTTAAGATGTTTTGTTTTTTACAAATCGCAGTTTACCACAATCATATAATCTATAATAATGATGATTATGCATGTTTTCAGTTTCCGATAAAGATGGATTATAATTTTTTAATTTATTTTTCATACCTGCATGTCTAAAATTAAATTTGTGAAATATTTTTTTACCAGTCGTCCAACAATAATCAGGATTTAATTCTTTATCTAATATAAATCCGTTATTGTAATATAAACTACCTTCACTCCATCGTAAGTCAGCAAAAGTTATGATTTTAGGCGTATTATATTGTTTTTCAAAATGTGTCAAAAGTTTGCTAAACCCGCCAACAACACGACACGATGTTGCATATCTGTTCAATGTAAATGAACCGTCATGATTTTTAATAAATCCTATAACAGCTACTAATTCATTTCCATATGTTAATCCGTAATTGATAGAACTCGATCCATTTCCTTGGATATGATATTGATTAAAGAAATTTGTTTTAATTTGTGATTCAACAGTTTTTATGATAGTTTTGCGTGCAAAAATTTTTTGCACATTTGATATTTTTAATACATTCAATATTTTCGATTTCACAATTTCTTTATTCTGAAGCCATTCGTGTTCAAAAATCTGAATAAGTCTTATTCCTTTTTCTTTACATAACATATATTTATTTTTATGGTAATTTTTAGGTATTCGAATCTCTGAATGCCAATATAATCCACAATATTCAATAGCTAAATTGTGAGACGGTAAATAAATGTCAAGTTCATATGGAAATATTACATTTCTGCAATTTTGTATATATTTTATGTTAAATGTACTTAGAAATTCACATATATGTTTTTCGGGTGCCGATGTGAAAAAATGTTTAGTTTCGATATTATATTTTTTAAAATAACTGTTTAAGGTAGTATCATATATTCCTAAAAATTCTGCTATTTCAGTAATAGTTTTTTTTTGGTTATGATGTTGATCGGTTAACCACGATGCATCATTTAATAATGTTAATGCATCATCTGATATATGTTGCTGCATATGATTTTTGCCATACTTAGCTAAATTTGTCTCTTTATTTTTATTTTTAACTGATTCCAGTTTAGATGGATGTGTTACTCCATATTTTTTAATGTTCAATTTTTTAATCTTATCAGACATTCCTGAAATATGGCGTGCATTGTCTACTCCATATTTTTCGATCATGGTATTTTTTATCTTGTTCTTAATTTCATCTGAACCGAAAGGATTTTCTGAACCATATTTCTCTAAATTAGAAATTTTTATTTTATTGCGAACATCTTCGTTTGATAATGAACTTTTTGTACCATATCGCTTTAAATTAGTAGCTTCGGATTTTTCTTTAAAAACTTTAGATTGCGTTACATATTCTGTACCATATTTTTTTAATACAGTTTGACGCCGCTTCTCTTTGGTTAATGGTGAATTTTTAGCACATATATCAGAGCAAAATGTAGAATAAGTTGTCCTAGAGTTCCAACTTCCCCAATGTGTAACTTTACCACATTCAATGCAATTTGGTATTTCGTCGGTATCATTAAGTATATGCCAAGCACGTTGAGAATACGATGCGTTTTGAGGTAAAAAATTGGTCAATTCTACCATCAACATTTTAGCTTCTGTCACTATCGGTCTAGAAGATTTAGCAAATGATGTTTGCCACCTTGGTTTCATCAATAGTTCTTTTAATTCATTTAAAAGCATATAAATTATCCAATAAAAAATGCTCTATAATTATAGAGCATTTTTTATTATAGATCAATTTTTTAAAATATCATTTTAAAATTTTAAAGAATTCATAAATTTTTTAACCTCAACAATGAAGTATTTCTGAGCATCTTTATCTTCAAGTAATGCTTCGGCTAACGATATTGATCTGCGACCAAATTTATTATCTTGAATTGCTTCATAAACTGATATCGGACTACATCCAATGCCAGATGCTTGATTTACAATGTCAATTGTTTGAATAATAAATCCTTCAACAATACCATCTTGATTTACATTTCCTGCCCCGCGGCTTGATACGTCAGGTCTAAAACCATTTCTAATCAGTTCCTTCACTACAAGTCCATTAGGAGTGTTCATAATTTTCATTTTTCCCACTGCATTATCACCGTCCATATGGATTTCTGTAATAACATGTGAAGCATATTTAAGTTCAGTAGTTAACCTATCAGCAGGGTGATCTAATTCACCAGCAATAGAACCATGTTGGTTAATACCTTCGTTCAATGATGTAACAGCTTGCATAATTTCATTTACTGGATAAATTCTACCATTACGATTTTTTAAATTACCGGATAAAAATCTACCACTTAAATAAATTTCCTTACCATCATTAACCGATTCTGTAATAACATTGGCTTCATCTGCAGTATATGTTTCAATTAGAAGTTCCATTACTATTAACCTTTCACCTTAGTTTCACGACCACCATCTTTAACCTTTTTGATTAAATCCTTCAAAGGCTTCTGACGAATTTCATCACATTCTTTAGCATCTTCTGGACCATCATGGTCCCCATCAGCATCAAGACCTTCACCTTCATCATCAGTGAATGCATCCAATTTCTTAAGTTTTAAGCGTGGTGCAAGACTCTGAACTTCTGATTCAAAGTCCTTCACAGATTCTTTAATAGTCTGTGGAGAATTATCATTAATTCTTACGATTTTATAAACGTAATCTTTATTTGCATCATCTTCTTTATAAGAATGTTTTTCTTCTTCACATTCTTTCTTAGTACCTGAAAATTCTAATCCAAGTTTACCAGAACCTCTTTTGCCACAATAAAGTCCCCAAAGTTGTTTTTCTTCTTTGGCTTCGGTTAACTTATATTCTTTGCTCAAATGAGCATACAAATCGGGAAGTTTGGCGAATTTAGCTTTCTTACCTTGATCTGGGATGAACTCTAGATTTTCATCTTTATCAACATCATGTTTAAGGCATCCAACCTTTTTTCCGTTAACATAGACATCATCACCTTTTAATTTAATAGGTGATTCGGCTTCTTTAACGCTTTTAATCATAGCAACAACTTTTGCAGGAGCGTATGCATCAAACGCTGCAGCTGCAGCTTCATCATTCTTTTGAACAACCGCGTCAAAGAATTCTTCTAAAAACTTTTTCATACTCATTTATAATTTCCTCATTATTGGTGGGTAGCTGAAATATTTAGCAAATATTGTAATAAAGACTTGCTATTTTGTTCATCTTTTTCATCTTGCGTTTTATCTATTCCAGCTTCCTTTTCAGCTTCTTTGAAATCATCTGTATTAGATTCCAAATAAAAATATGGAGAACCCTTAATAGAATTTATGTAATCTTTAAAACATTTATTCATCTTCATTGTCTAACTTCTTCTTTCTACTTTTCTTGGAATGGATACCATCCTTGGATATGTTCACATCCTTGTCATAATCGTGACTATCAAAGGTTAAACCGATTTCGTCATCTACTGAATCGCCGTTTCTATAAACTACTGGTTTATGATATGTGCTATCAAACGCATTTGGTAACTTAGCACCTATAACATTTTTTACAGGAACAGTGGTTTTGATATAATCTCTGTTAGAAGGATCAAATTTTTCATCTAATGATGGTAAAACGTCAAGGATTTTCAATAGAATCTTTCCGATTGAACTTCATCAAAATCAGCTTGCCCAGCTTTCGTTAAATTAATTTGATTTATATATCCTACCAAATTAGTTTCAGGATTGTAGTTAACCGATCCTATATCATTTTCACTAGGACGAATACTTTGGTTTGCTTTTCTATAATTTTTAATCATATCTAATACATAAGGAGAATTGAGATATTTTTCAGCTTGGCGCATGGTCGCAAATTGTTTAGTGTATTTTTTATCTATTTCTGTGGCTGGATATGTTGTATCGCGTCCTTCATTATCTCTATCAGGGTGAAAAAATGAAACTTCGAATTTCATTGGAGAATCATCTGTTTCATAATTTATTCCACGCTGCCTGTTGGTTATTTGATCACCATCATCGCTTCTATCAATAGCATAATCGGAATACCCCGGAGTCAATTTAGCTTCAGTGACATTATTCTTGAAAATTTCTTTAGATTTCAATTCTGTATATTGTTTGTGTGCAACCTTAGCTTCATCGTTATTACCGTTGACTATAGCTTGTACAAACTGTTTTAAATATTCTTTTGCGTTCATCTCAATTCCTATTGTTAGTATTTATTTGTATTTAAATTTATTATACATTTTCAGGTGTTTTTGACGTTTCATTTGGTTTAGCTTCAGGAGTTGTAGATTTATTTTCATTACCTACGGGTTTATTTAATTCTTCTTCAGCATTAAATTCTTCTCCACCTAATTCTTCATCAGGTTCATTACCTAATCCAATAGGACCGACATCAGTTCCAAGATTACCACCACCTGAAGTTAATCCACCGTCAAATCCTCCAGAATCAGCATTTTCGGGAGAATATACTTTAGCCATATCTCTGATGCCACCGTTTGGATCAAGACCCAATTCTTCTCTTTTCATACGGTCATTCAATATCATTTCATTCTTAGTTAGTTGTAAATATTTCGTTCCAATGAAACGACGAGAAAGCCAATCAATACCCATAGCATTAGTAGCAAGACTTACCAAAGCTTGGTCTATTTCATTTTCACGAGATTGTTTATAATTCGATGGTTCTGGCAAAACTACTCTGAATATTGTGGGATCGAAATTTATATTTTGATCTAATAAGAATTTTTTAAACTCTCTATCTAATACATCTTCGAAATGAACTTGTAAAGATTCAATATATAATGTAAATTTTATTTCTTGTTGATAAGCGATGCCAACTTTTCCATCATTAAATATTGAACCACCTTCGGTACTATTATCCATATAAGATTGTGGAATACGTAATGCTCTCCACATTTTATGGTAAAAGTATTGTAAGTTAGCATCTTCACCATTGCCTAATGTTCCACCGGGAAGGGTTTCAACCGTGGAACCGGCACCATTTTTCATAGAAAAGAAAAAATCTTCATTTTGTGAAATCGGTGAGTAAATTGAATCCATTTGTTCACCATTACCACCACCACTGAACGATGGGATTTTTCTTTGTTTTATTTCATTTTTAGCATTTTCTAGAATTTGAGCACGTAAATGTGGTGGCGTATTTCCTAATTCTATCTTAAATACTCGCTTTTCGGGAGCACGAGAGATTCTGTAGATTAAAATTGAGTCTTCCAACATTTGTTTTTGTTTAAAAACTTTATATGCAGCAGTAAGCACTGATCGTGAGAAAGGAGCTTCATCACTCATATCATCATGCAAACCAAATCGAACAATTTCAGCTGTTGAATAGTTTTCAATGTTATATGATTCGGCAGTTGAAGTTAATGTATAATTGACATTTTGTGTAGCTTTTTTATAATCTGATCTAATCTGCCAACCTTTTACATCTGTCACATCATCTTTTAATACAATGGCCCCCACAACATTCTTTGGATGACAAAAAATAAATGGAAGATTTACGCTTTTATTTCTGAAAAAGAATGAATCTCCATATTTAATGGTATTACGAACTGTATGAAATAATCTTCGATTCCATCGATGTATGTTGCACCATGTTTTTAATGCTGCATTTAAAGTTACAAGGACTCTGCTAGAGATTTGTTGTTCTTCTCCTGCAGTAATCTTTATAGACATGGGTAATTCAGCTTTTGGATTATTACCTACAATTTCTTCAGTAATGATATCTAATGCTCTATTAACATCAGTATCTTCATCCATCATATCGAATTCGCGATAACGTTGTAACCTTACAGTGCTACCTTGTAATAGTTTATGGACCCAACTATAATTACCATACAAGCCATGATCACCAAGAATATCTTGAC